GGAGGTGGCCGACGTGCCCGACACCATGGCCGAGGCCCTCAAGATCCGCGACATGGGCCAGACGGCCTATCTTGCCCTCCTGAAACGCCAGGAGCAGCAGGCCCCGGAAGCCCTCCACGCCGCCAGCGCGGACCTAATGGATCTGATTGTGGATCAGGAGGTCCGGCTGACCATGCTGGAATTGGGGGTCACGGAAGGGGGTGAAATCTGATGCTGTATCGTACCTTGAAGCGCCTCATCGACCTGAGGCGGACTGACGGTCTGGCGGAGAAAATCGACGTTTTCTACGCCACCGGCAAGCTCACCGAAACAGAGTACAACGAGCTGACGGGGATGCTGGCCGTCTGAACGACATATCTTGCAGAACAAAAGAGAAAGGCAGGTAGTACATCATGAAAACTGGATTTTTAACGGGTGTTGGCGTGGTAGGCAGCGCCATTGCCTCCCTCTTCGGCGGCTGGGACGCTGCCATTGGGACACTGCTCATTTTTATGGGCATCGACTACGTGACGGGCCTCATGGTGGCGGGGATCTTCCATCACAGCACCAAGACAGAGACAGGTGCGCTGGAAAGCCGCGTCGGCTGGAAGGGATTGTGCCGAAAGGGCGTGACCCTGCTGATCGTTATCATCGCCCATCGGCTGGATCTGATGCTTGGCACGACGGTGATCCGGGACGCGGTGGTGATTGCCTTCGTGGCCAATGAGACCATTTCCATCGTGGAAAACGCGGGGCTGATGGGGGTGCCTATCCCGGCGGCGCTGACAAAGGCTATCGACGTGCTGAACGCTAAGGCCAACCAGGAAGAGCGAGATCATGAGTAACACAGGAAGGAGATTTTCTCGTGAATAAGAAAGAAAATGTGTTCTATCAGAACCGAAAAACCATCCAGGCTATCTGCAAAAGGGATGCTTGCGACGTTGGCGTAGGTACGTCCAAGTTTATCCACGAGGCCCAGCTGACCGGCTATCACGCCGATCTAGACGATTGGCAGGCGCTGTGCCGGGCGTACATGATGGACAAGCAGCGTACCCTGGCTGACCTTTTCCGGTGAGGTGGCTTCGGTGAGCAACAGCAAATTAGTCAGCTACACCAAGCTGTCTCCCAACTGCACCCACCCCCGGCGGCACGCCATCGACACCATCACCATCCACTGCATGGCGGGGCCGCTGAGCGTGGAGGGCTGTGGGGCAGGTTTTGCGGACCCCAAGCGGAAAGCTAGCAGCAACTATGGCATCGGGCCCGATGGACGGATTGCCCTCTATGTGGACGAGGGAAACCGCTCCTGGTGCAGCTCCAACGCTTCCAACGACCACCGGGCTGTGACCATTGAGGTAGCCAGCGACAGTAAGCATCCCTACGCCGTGACAGCGGCAGCTTACAACGCCCTGATTGACCTGCTGGTGGATATTTGCCAGCGCAATGGAATCCCACGGCTTCTGTGGCGGGGAGATAAGACCCTGGTGGGGCAGGTGGACAAGCAGAACATGACGGTGCATCGGTGGTTTGCCGCTAAGGCGTGCCCAGGGGATTATCTCTACCAGCGTCACGGTCAGATCGCCGCCGCTGTCAATGCACGGCTGAAGAACGGACAGGAGGACAAGAGCATGGATATCGACGCATTGATCGAGCAGATGACCCCGGAGCAGGCGTATCAGCTGGCCCAGAAGGCGGAGCTTCACGCTAAGGCCCTGCCGGAACCGGAGTGGAGCCGGAAGGAGGGCCACTGGCAGCGGGCTGCTGAGGCTGGTGTCATGGACGGAACTGCCCCGGAGCGGTACGTCCGCCGGGATGAGCTGGCGGCGGTCCTGGGCCGAAAGGGCCTGCTGTAAGGACGCAGAGCGCCCCCGGTACGGTGTATTGCCGTACCGGGGGCGCTTTTCTTTATTGCACCTCCCTGGGGCAGCAGGCCCTGACATATTCATAGCCCTGAATGGCGGCCAGGCTCCGCAGGAGCCGGTAGACCTCGCCGTTCAGCATCGGGTTCAGATGCTGGCTGTTCTCTTCGTTGACCAGGATGTCCTCAGCCACGGCGTCCTCCATGGGGAGGGTGATGCAGCTCTCGGCGCTCTCGCTGGCGTTTTCCATGCGATAGGTGATGTTGATCTTTTTCATATCGTAATCCTTTCTGCCTTCGTGACCTCCGGGGCGGGCTTTATATTGATTAGTGCGCGGCAGAAATGTAAGCAACCGCGAAAATTTCAGAGAGGACTTGGACAATGGAGAAGCTGCAGGCATTCGCTCTAGTGATTTGCAGCGTGGCAGCGATCTGGGCGTCAAATTCCGCCTTTCGATTTTCCACCGTGGCCCGATATGCTTGCCGGTCCTCGCCTGGATGCCAGGCCGCCCAGGTCTCGTCGTCCTCACGGTCGTCTGTGGCAGTGGCGGCCATCCACGCCTCAAGCGCCACATGATTTAGGCGGATGGTGAAGGTCTGAACCGTATAGGTCTTTCCGGAAACATTGTCCAGGAACTCACCCGCGGAAATAACCTCGACCGCGAAACGGTCAGTCTTAAAAATCTCATTTGCCATGTCTTTTCCTTTCTGCCCTCGTAACCTCCGGGGCGGGCCTTGTTATCAGTCGTAGAAGGGCCGCATCTTGCCGTTCCAGGCTTCCCACTGCCACTCCCCATGCCCTGCACTAAAGCGGATGTAGTGGTAATCCGTGGCGCAGTAGATAGGGCGGCGGTCGATTTTCTTTCCGGTCCGGCGGAGCCGGTTATGCCGGTTGATCTCGTACTCGTCAATCTCATGCAGGATCGTGACCTTGCTGCGGTCGAAGCCAAACTCGTTACAGACCCAGTTCAGGGCTTCCTCGTCGGTCATGTAGCGCGCAGCACCTGGGACGCTTTCGGCCAGGCTGGTGTACTGTGCCTGGGTGATGTTATGGCTATCCTCATAGGGCTTCCATTCCAGTTCCCGGTCCAGCTGAGCCTGGAGGGCGATAATCCGTTCCTCGTACTTTTCGCCGTCCCGCTTGGCTTCTCTGTCCAGCTCCAGGATGCGGCTGTTCAGGCGGTCGATCTCGGTAGCGCGGGCCTGGTAGATTTGCTTCTCGCCGTCGCGCTGGACAAAAGCCTTGCAGAAGGCGTCCTTGTCGCCGTCGAAGTTGTAGTAGGCTTCTTCGATCTTGGCGTACTCCTGGGGCATAGGCTCAAAGCCGGTGCGCTCGATAAATTCGTGCATCATCATTGGGGGTTCCTCCTTGATTTTTTTGCCTTACCTTGTTATCATGGAGGTGGCCGGGGTAAGGCTCCCGGCTCACTCCATTTGCATTGGGCAGCGGTGTCATTGTCAGTGGGCCGCTGCCCTCTCTTTATGCCTTGACCTTGCTGTCACGCACGATTTTTGCAGCCTGTTCAGCGGCCTTGGCATCTTCGACGCTCATCTCAATCAGCTTGGCGATGTTTTCCAAGTATTGATTGAGCTCCGCGCTGGTCATCTCGTTCATATCCTCCCTCCCTTCATAAGAGGCTTGATTCCTCTGCCTTACAATGACATTATAAACTATATAGTTTATAATGTCAACCCTTTATTTTAACTTTTGAGGGTAAATTTGAACCATTTTGTTTGACTTTTGAAAATATATAGTTTATACTTTTGAGATGAGGAGGTGAAGTCATGACAGCACGCCAAATTATTGAAATGGCCACGGGGTATTGCGGGATATCAAACGCTGAGTTAGCCCGTCGCCTTGGGTGGTCCCCGCAACTGCTCAATAAGCGCTTGAACACGGGAAAGTTTACTGTGGAAGAATGGGGGAAAATCGGAGCGGCCCTTGGTGCAACTGCAAGGGTTGGCTTCAAATTCCCGGACGGGACAGAAATATGAAAAAGCCCGGACGCTGAAAACGTCCGGGCCTTAGCCGAGCTAGTTATTGGATGCCCTGGTCGGGCGGGTGTGCTCCTGTGCGGGTCTTTACCCTGCGCTCCTTGTTGGGGACTCGCACAAGCAAGTCCGTGAGATCACAGTCCAGGGCCTCGCAGATCAGGTCCAAGTGGTCCAGGCTGACCCGGGTTGCGATCTCGTTGTATAACTCGCTGATTGTGTTTTTACGGATGCCCGTCATGCGGGCCAGGTCCGCTTGTGTCAGCCGTCGTTCGCCAAGTCGGGCCGACAGTAAAATTCTAACCATAGCCAAGCTCCTTTTCGATACAGTATATCGAAAAAAAGAGTATATGCGCATGATTTTGATACAAAATATCGGTTTCCGATACCACAAAAACAGAGTGAAATCCAATTACCTTACTACTAACGTATTGCAGTAAAAATGAGAAAAGCCCTTGTGCCACAACGGGTTTATTATGAATGGGGTTCAAGAGGCCGCTGGTTCGAATCCAGTCACTCGGACCAAAAAGACCTGATTTCTACAAGAAATCAGGTCTTTTTGCTACATTTTGTGCACAAAATTCCAGTGGGGAAATTCTGTAAATTTCCCCTATTACTAACGTATTACTAACAAAATCCCGGCCTATAAAAGGTCTGTGATCCGGCGCAGGTCTTCCAAAGATACATCCTGATAATGCCGGAGCATTTCTGTGCTGGTGTGTCCGATGAGCTCCAGCTTGTCCTTGTCAGCGGCGGCTACACGCTTCATCATGGTGGCGAAGGTATGACGGCAGCTGTGAGGTGTGTAGCGTCTGCGCTTGACGCCGTTGATCTCCTCCACAGGGTTGTCGACGCCGCAGCGGTCCAGCACGTCGTAAAAGATGGCCCGGTATTTTTCGATGGGGAGCGGCCGGCCGTCTGGCCTGCAAAACACAGGGCCTGACGCTTTACCCTCGGTGAGCCGCTGGACGATTGGCTGGATTTTGGGAGAGACCGTCACCACACGATTCCGGCCGGCATCTGTCTTGGCCCCGCCGACAAAGGCGCGTTCTTCTGGGTCATAATCCTCAGCATCCAGGGACAGAAACTCTGACGGGCGGAAACCAAGATAGCACTGGCAGAGCACGTAATCGGCTCCGGGAACTGTCTCCACGTTTCGCTCCAGGGTCTTTACAGCGTCCATTGGCAGGGCTTCTTTCGTCCCGTGTGCTCCGCTGCCTACGATGAGGTATTGCCCCATATTCAGAGTGGCAAGGCGCCGGGGGATGGCGTATTTGTATAGCAGCGTACACAGCGCCTTCATGTTCTCACGGGTCCGCTTCCCTTTCGGGCATTCGTCCAGGCATTCCTGGAGATCGTCAATGTCGATGCTGTCCAGCTTCTGGTGCCAGATTGGACGGTAGTAGTTCATGGCGGCGTGGTAACAGTTCATCGTGGACTTCCCGGCCCGGTGGGTAGGCTCCCAGCTGTCGTATAGCTTTTGGAAGGTGATGGCCTTTTCCTTCGGCGCGTCTCCAATTTTGGGCAGGTAGTCAAGGGCCTCCTTCTTTGTTTTGAAGCCGGACTTGGAGCGTGTAATTCGCCGAAGGGCCCCATCAGGTGTTACCTCATAGCCGATGGTCTTCACCGCAACCCACTTCTTGTTAGGGCGCTGATAGACGCTGCCCTGTCCGTTCCCACGGCCTTTGGGCTTTCGGTTCACGTCCTGCTTGACGCCGCAGGCGGGACAGAACTTGCTCCCATCTGGGATTTCCCCACGGCATTTTCGGCATTTCATATTGCGTTTACCTCCTATTATGCTTATAATAAAAGGGCAGTGGGTCGTGCAAACTTACTGCCCTTTATATCCCGCCTCCGGTGCTGGTAACGCCGGGGGCGGGTTATTTTTTTATTTTCTCTTCTTTGTAATGATCCGCAATATGTATTTCAAAGAGGTTTTGGCTTCTTCTTCGCTCATGCTATCAACCATGGCTTCTTGCCTTTTTGGGTTCTTTTCCGGGACAGCTTTCTTTAAGGGCTCTGACATAGTGGGGGGGCAGGCTGACGGGGTGCAACAGGGGCTGGTTTTTCTGGCTTGTAAGAGCCTCTATCCACCTGCCGCAAAGCGATGGAAAAGAGGGCTACAAACATGCAGATTAGGCACCAGATAGACCAGATGATCAAATCACCATAGCTCCCAGCAAGAAGGAATCCAGTAATAGCCGCCAGCAAGAAAATAATGACCAAAGCAATGGCGGACTGGAAAAAGACAAAGATAGAAAGAACAATGGAAAGGATGCCAGAAACAATTTTCTAAACTTTCAGGAGGATTCACCTCGCTTCTATGTTTCTACGGATTTACATGGGAACACTTAGATTGAACGTTGCAGACTGTTTATCACCGTTCCCGTCATATTTCGTGACAGTGATTTTAAGGTCACCAGGATTATCAACCCCAATGCAAGCTTGTGCATTGCACGTTGCACCAACAGGGGTTTCCCGTGCGTAGTTTGTAATATCACCAGGATAGCTATATCCCATCGTCCCAGCAGAATCTACAATGGTATCTTCCATATCAATATACAAACCATCCATGAATCCATCTTCATCCTCATATCCGACATTTGTATATGTATAATTTACGATATAGACAGCACCAGGTGTTTTATCGGAAAATTGGTTTCTGTCTTGTGTTTCCTCCACGCTTGTCACCGTCATTGTCCATTGACCATCTACGGTCCAGGTCTCACCCACGCCAAACTCTGACTTTTCGTTCTGCTTTTGCTCCTGCTTGGAGGCATTTTCTTCCTGTGGTGCATCTGTCCCGGTGTCACTGCAAGCACATAAGGACAGCGTTACCAGGCCTCCAAGAATCAAGGCTAACACTCTCTTTTTCATAATTATCCCTCTTTCTCTTTATTTTTACCGCCCCCGGTGGTTGGAGATTACCTATATCATTTCAAAGCGTCATCGAACACCTCGGTATCCAAAAATGTAAGCAATGTATTTTCTAAATTTGTGTCGTTCATCAGGCTTAAATTCAGGTGGATGCGACCGCCATTCGAGTTTTCTATAAGCTGACAAATCGATTCAGCAAATGTTTTCATGGATGCAGTTAAATCGACCCATCCTTCGTTTTCGGCGCCTCCATTTTCCTTCATTTGGAGAGCTTCTGCCGCCATGCCGTCTATCCATACCTTAACGATAAGCATATTCTCATCGTATGAGATATCATAATGGTCCTTGAAATTATCCTCCAAAACCTCTTTGACCTGGCTGCATAAAGTTTCCATAACCTCAGGGTCTACATCATTCTTGCCTCCATTTGCATCCTCTCCACTGCTTCCACAAGCACATAAAGATAGGGCCAAGAGGCTACCAAGGATCAAGAACAGTACTTTTCTTTTCATATGGTTCCTTCTTTCTTTTACCTACAGTTGGGTCACACGCTTCCCACGACTTTCCCAACAATTCTAAAGGTATCAAACTCCCCAACCTCTACAGGACCAAACTCCGGATTGTCCGATTCCAGGCGAACGTTTCTCCACTTATCCCGATAAAAACGCTTACACACTGCGGAATCGTTTAACATGAATACCCCGACAGCCCCATCTTCTAGGTCTAACACCTTATGAACCCATACAATGGCCCCATCCTTAATGGTTGGTTCCATGGACTTACCAGATATCCTGATCCCGAAATCCGCTCCATATGGAATGGAATCCTCTGGGAATTCTAGCCGCTCAAAGTCGCTTTCAGCATAAAGTGGATTTCCTGCTGCGGCAGGATATACATAGATCAGCTTTTCCACCATTTTGGGTGCTATTTCTCCTGCCGATTCCATCTGATCCTTCTGTTTCTTGACTGCAAGGATTTTTTCTTGTTTATCCGCCTCCCTTTTTTTCTCGCAGCGCCGATACTCCACATCTAGGACACTATCTACCGCTTCCTGACCGTAATCGTCAAGGGAGCGGTATTTTTTTATTTGATTTTTAACCTTTTCAGATAGTTCCATTAGGTCAATCTCGTTTTTAAGATTTTTTGGGGTTTCATTGGGTTTATCATCCAGGTCATCAAGAGTGTATCCAAAGAAATGAACAAGCTGCTGCATCGTTGCCAATTTGGGGTCTTTGGTCACACCAGCAAAAAGTTTTTCAAGGGTTGGCTCCGGGATTCCTGATTTTCGGGAGATCTCTTTCGTAGTCATCCCACTTTGATCTTTCATGATTTTCAAATTATCCAACCACATATCGACCCTCCTATTCTACTGTGACTATATCATATTACAGGGAATAAATCAAGCAGAATTTTTCCTTTGACGGTGGAATAACTCTTGACATCCACCGCTAGAGGTGGTAACATTACAACATAAACCACCGCAGACGGTGGAAGGAGGTGAGCGAATTGGTCGCTATGTATCCAGAACTTATCGGTGAGATGGCAAAAAGAAGACTAACGCAGACTTCTGTTGCAAAAGAGATTGGGATTTCCTCCCGCACCCTTTATTCCAAATTGTCTGGCAAGACAGATTTTACACTCTCTGAGGCAAACGCAATCCATGCCGCTTTCTTTCAGGACATGGACAAGGAGTTCCTCTTTTCCAGGGCGGAGCAGGATCGCGTGTGAAAGGGGGGTGATGGAATGGAGCAAGTCGATTTTTACCGTGCCATCAAAGATCACTGTTCTCGCGAAAATGCGGATTGCGAAAAATGCTGTCTGCGGCTGTACTGTTACACGCCTCCCTGCGAGGTAACAGACAGCATGATGGAGAAGGTTATTTCTTTCCTTGATCTTGAGCAAACCCGCATGGAACCCCAAGATCATTCAGGTCATTACAACTGCGTCCATCAGATGCAGTGCCCATGTGAGCTGGACATGAACGGTGCGTTAGGATTCTCTGATCGTTGATGATTTCATACTCCTCAAAAAACGGAGAGACAAACCAGCGCAACAAAAAGCGCCCCGCCAGGTGAGAGGCAATCACCTGACGGGACTAGCGGAACCAATTGAGCAAGCAATCGGCCTGTATGAGGATATTCTAACATACCTCCTGCAGGCTGGCAAGGAGGAAATGAACTATGACGGAAAGAGAGCGCAAGCGGCGCTACCAAACCGAGCTGACCCCAGGGACCCCGCTGTGCGTCAACTGCGAGCACTACTATCAGCACTACAATGACAAGGGCGACAAGGTCCAGTGTGGACACTGCACGCACCCCCGGCTCAAGACCCGGATGCCCTATGACACCTGCGACAACTTCTTTCGGAAAGAGGTGAATTTGTTTTGAACTTACAAGAAGTAAAAGCTATGTCCTGCGACACCATCACCCCCGCTGTGGCGGCCAAGGTGCTTTCCTGCGATCCGAATTATATCCGGATCGCAGCCAGGCAGGCGCCGGAGCTTTTGGGTTTCCCGATCAGTCGTATCGGCAACCGGGTGAAGATTCCGCGAGAGGCATTTATCCGTTTTATGGAGGGAGAAACAGGATGAGCAACTACTACCCCATCAACGAGACCCTGGCCCGCCGTGCCAAGGAAATGATGAGTTTTTCGGACTACCAAGAAGGCAGCGCCACCGCCGCATACCGGCAGATGGTAGACGAGGCCGCCGAACTTGCCCAGCGACAGAAGAAACGCGTGGACCCCATGTACCACGAGAAGATCGACCGCCTGCTGGAAGTCTACTCCCGCAAACTGGCGGAAAACCTGAACCAGCATTACAGCATCATGACCCGTTGTCCCTCCATCCTGATTGCTGGCGGCGGCAACTTCCCCGTCCGTAAGAAGGAAAAACAGAACGTTGCTGACGACCGCAATATGGAAGAGTTCCAGCGCATCCAAGGAATCCTGGATAAAATCCGGCACACAGGCACGGGTGGCATCAGCAGTGATGATCCGTCGGCGGTGGAAAAGCTGAAACGAAAACTGGAAGCCCTGAAAAAGCAGCAGGAGCACATGAAAGCTGTTAACGCCTATTATCGCAAACACAAGACGTTAGAGGGTTGTCCGGGCCTGTCCGAGGAGGCCGCCCAGGCCATCCAAAGCAGTTGGGACGGTGGCTGGTATCCTGGCCGTCCCTACCCACCCTATGCTCTGTCCAACAACAACGCCAACATCCGCCGCATCCAGGCGCGGATCGCAGAGTTGGAAGCAAAGCGGGAAGCCCCCGCCCCGGAAGGTTGGGTCTTTGATGGTGGTCAAGTGGCTGCCAACACGGAGGAAAATCGCCTGCAAATCCTCTTCGAGGACAAGCCGGACGCGGAGCTTCGTTCTGAGCTGAAACGGCAGGGCTTTCGCTGGGCTCCCTCCCAGGGAGTGTGGCAGCGGCAGCTGACGGACAACGCAATTTATGCCGCGAAGCAAATTCCGGCCCTGGCACCGGAGGAAGGACAAATTCCGATCCAAGCAAATCATTTTGAAAAGAGTTGAGATAGCGCATGAGTAAAAAAATCGAGTTCCCGGAGTTTGTCCAGCTGTGTAAGCTGGCTTACCCGGAGCTGCCGTAGTCCATGGCACGCGCAGTACGCTTTCTCAAAGAAAGCCAGACTGAATTTTCTAAGCTGTTCTCCAAGCTATGCAACACGCACAGCAGTTGGCAAGTCTGGGCCGACTTTGTACTGATGTCCGCGACCGTCATTTCCAACGCCTTAGACCAAGATAGTTCCACCCATGAGGCACGGGAGCGCCAATACCTTCAGACCATCAAGCAATACAAAGAGACAGAGCAAAAGGTATTCCCGGAACTGTTCGCATTGATGATAGAGGCCCTGGAAGCAAACCCGGAGCAAGACTTTTTGGGGGAAATATTTATGGGCCTGAATCTCGGCAACCACTGGAAAGGGCAATTCTTCACCCCTTACAACGTCTGCAAAATGATGGCTGAAATCACGGTCACAGACTTGGAGGCCCGCATCGAGAAAAAGGGGTGGGTTGGTATCCATGACCCGTGTTGCGGTGCGGGAGCGTTGCTGATTGCTGCCCGGAACACGATGGTCCGCCTGAAACTTGGCCCCCGGACCGCGCTCTATGTGGCCCAGGACGTTGACCGAACGGCAGCCCTGATGTGCTACATACAGCTGTCACTTTTGGGGTGTGCTGGGTATGTGATAGTGGCGGATTCGCA